AATAAAACAAAATAAAAATTAAATTAAATGGCATCAACAGACAGAATATTTGTAAGTCCAGGTGTATTCACCTCAGAAACGGATTTAACATTTGTCACAAGACAAGTTGGAGTTACCACACTAGGTTTAGTGGGTGAAACTCCTAAAGGTCCAGCATTTGAACCAGTATTTATTTCAAACTATGACGAATTCCAACAATACTTTGGTGGATTAAATAGTGAGAAATATGAAGGATCTGGTTTTCAAAAATATGAATTAAACTATATCGCTAAGTCATTCTTATCGCAAACAAATCAATTGTATGTATCTAGAGTGTTAGGGTTATCTGGTTATAAAGCAGGTGCCGCATGGTCACTTACTATTGAGGCTGCTGCCGATCCTTCTACTGAAGCTTCAGCAACTACAGCATCAGTTGTAACATTATTAACATATTCAGCATCTACTGCAGGAACACCTACTACTTTAGTATGGGGTAACTCAAATTTAGAAGCTTTATATAACGATGGTGAAATTACTAGTAGCTTTACTAATTTAGGTAATGTAGCATTATCAGAAACAATTTCTATATCTTCACCTAAATATGTTAAGACTGGAACTAGTTTCAGTGGTGCAACATTTGATATGGTAGTAACTGAAAGAGGTGTTGCTGCAAGTGATAGTTCAATTATTACTGGTGTGACTTCAGGAACTGTTGTTACATATACTGCATCATCATATACTGACATTGAAGATAGAGTTGTTGCAACTTTAAGAAGTAGAGGTTCAGTAAACTCACAAGAAGAAATGGAATTTGATGTTTCAGCATCAACTTCAGTTGATATTGTAAGTACTACAGTAGATAATGACCCATTAACTACATTTAGTATTAGTGGTACAAACAAAGATAGTGAAACTTTCACATATACTGTTTCTTTAGATGATACAAAGAAAAATTACATAACTAAAGTATTAGGTGTATCAGCAGATGATAAAGATACTGAGTTATTTGTAGAAGAAATATATAAAAACAGTTTAGATGACTTAAATACAGCTGGAAAAGTAAGAGGTATTAATACTACGCTAGTTCAGATGGCAACAAAACTAAACGACAATGACGAAAAATATCAATCAGCATCATCACCATATGTTCTATCTGAATTAAGAGGTGGTAAGTTAGAAAGATTATTTAGAATGATTAGTATCTCTGATGGAGACGCAGCTAATAAAGATATTAAAATATCTGTAATTAACATCAAACCTGATGAAAAGACGTTTGACTTAATTGTTAGAAAGTTTTCTGATACAGATGTTAGTCCTTTAGTTGTTGAAAAATATTCTAAACTTTCTATGGACCCAACAGATAATGGATTTATCGGTAGAAAAATTGGTACTTCTGATGGTGAATATGTATTAAAAAGTAACTATGTAATGGTTGAGATGGCTGATAAGTATCCTACGGATGCATTTCCATCAGGTTTCGAAGGTGTTACTGTTAGAGATTACTTCGGTGACAATGTTAATGGTGTTGCACCAAAAATAGAATATAAGACTTCATACACTTCTACTGAGAAGAAAAAGAAATCTTACTTAGGACTTAATAGTAGTATCGGTATCGATCAAGACTTCTTTAATTATAAAGGGGCTGATGCTTGGAGTGGTAAGACTGATGGTTTCCATATGGATTCAGGTGTTACTACAACAACTATTGCTGGTGTATCTAACACATTCCAAGTAGGTTCTGCTGAGTTTAGAAATGATGCAGCATTAATTGGAACTGATTATGAGAAATTAGATTCTAGAAAATTCACATTCGCACCATTTGGTGGTTATGATGGATGGGATATCTATAGAACAAAAAGAACTAATGGAGATGCTTATAAAATTAATGGTACTAAAGCTACATTAGGATTAACTTCTGGTATATTTGAAACAAAAGTTACTTCTACAGGTGTAGATGGTTTAGATACTGACTGGTACGCATATTTCGAAGGTATTAGAACTTTTGATAATCCAGAAGCAGTAAATATTAATATATTTGCAACACCTGGTATTGATAGTAGAGATAATATTTCTTTATTAGAAGAAGCAATTGATATGGTAGAAGACGAAAGAGCGGATTCACTATACGTTATTACAACTCCAGATACTGATAGTAGTGGTGTAGTTGCAATTACTCCAGATGAAGCTGTTGACATAATTTCAGATTCAGGAATTGATTCTAATTATTCAGCTACTTACTTCCCATGGTTGCAGATGCAAGATACTGAGAACAATCAATATGTGTGGTTACCACCAACTATTGAGGTTGTTAGAAATATCGCATTGACTGATAACATTGCTTTCCCTTGGTTCGCTACAGCGGGTGTAAATAGAGGAACAACAAACGCAATCAAAGCAAGAACTAAATTAACTTTAGATCAAAGAGATACATTATACGAAGGTATGATTAACCCAATGGCAACATTCTCAAATGTAGGTGTAGTTATATGGGGTAATAAAACTTTACAAAGTAAAGAAACTGCACTTAACAGAATCAACGTTAGAAGATTATTGTTACAAGCTAGAAAACTTATTTCAGCAGTTTCTATCAGATTGTTATTTGAACAAAACGATTCAGTTGTAAGAAACCAATTCTTATCATTAGTGAATCCAATCTTAGATAACATTAGAAAGGAAAGAGGTTTAACTGACTTTAGAGTTCAACTAGACAACGATCCAGAAGCTATAGATAGAAATGAGTTAAATGGTAGAATCTTTATTAAACCAACAAGATCGTTAGAGTATATCAGTGTTGAGTTCAACATTACTAACACAGGTGCTAACTTTGATAATATCTAATATTAAATTCAATACTAATGTATTCTAAAGATCTTGTTGGTTTAATGAATATTCTACCATTTAATTCATTTCTGTCTATAGATTCTGGTGTATCATCTAATACAACTCTAAAGTCAGTTAAACCTCTTTCTTTTC